AAAAAAATGGTTGTTTATCATTTGATTTTTATCTTTTTATTTTTTCCTATTTATTATTCCTATGCGAATCCGGCGATTTTACTTGCTCGTACGGCTATTGGTGCGGGTTTAGCCAGAATAATAGCGACGAGAGCTTCTGCTATTGCTGCTAATGATGCCGTGTATTTATCCTTAGTGAGTAATACAAGCCGTTCTATTTCAAGTTCACTGTTGAAACGTATTTCATCAAAGATAAGTGATAAATCAATTTATAAGTCCGTTGGAGGGGCGTTGAGCTGGGCTGGCGTGGGTTATAGCATTGGGACTATAAATGAAAATGCTTTTGTTTCTGATGAAATTAAAGTCGCTACGAGTGGTAAGAAAAGAGATGATGGTCGGTATGATGTTTTTATAAATGGAAAAAACTATATTTCAGATTTTGAGCCATCTCCAGATAATCCCTTTTTTATAACAATAAATACAACAGAAAATGGTGATGTCATTATTTCGGATTCATTAAATAACTCTTATCCATTTTATACTTATTTTAATAAGAAAATCATACAGGGTTATGATTGGGCAAGTGTTGCTTTGTCTTATTTTTATCAATATAAAAATTCAAATCAAAAAAAAGTTTGTGGATTAGCTGGAGTCGCTTGTAGTGTTGATTCGCCTAGCGTAAAGCGTATTAATAAAGATATGGGTTTTGTGACATTAGAATACGTGGGTGTCTATACTGAATCTCGGGGTTTTTATAAAAAAGGCGAGGTGGGAAAATTTGAGACTAATGTTCATGTTCATACTAATAGTGGTTTCAAAGGTATTCCAAAAGAACCTGAAAAACAGCCTAATCAAGTTAAAGAATCTTTTTTAAAAAAATTAAACGAGGTTTCGATAGATATTGATGAATTAACAAAATTTTATAATGATATATTTATGGAAGCTTCTTTATCTACGGATTATCAAGGCGTTCCCTATAGCTCAAGTAATGCAATTTCTAAGGAAGAAGTCACTTCCAGTAATCCTGAATTATCTAATCTTAAAAAAAGTGAATGGTTTAAACCTGCACAACTTAATTCTCATTCACCTATTCAGGTGATGCCATCATATTCCAATAATAATGAATCAGGTGATTTATCCGGCAATAATGTGGATTTTAAAGAGAATGATATTAAATATCCTGACTTAAAAATGCCAACGGCGGAACAGATATTACAGCCTTATAAGTCGTTTTTTCCCTTCTTGCAAAATTTTAGTTTACCGTCCCGTAATGTTCAGTGTCCGGTCTGGAGTGTTCCATTTTATGGCAAAGATTACAAAATTGACTCACATTGTCCGTTGATTGAACAAAACAGGGGAGTTATTGGAACCATATTTGCGTTGGTTTGGGCATTTATCGCATTGCGGAAATTATTAAGTGCATAGGTGATATATGGGACGATTATTTATTACGTTATTCAGTGGTGCATTTGAGTTTGTTTTTAAAGGAATTGTGCCTAAGTTTTTTTTGTTTTTTGCGTTGTTTTATATTACGACAGAGTTTATTCCTATTGTTATAGACGTGTTTTTGCTTAAATCGACAAATTTAGCGGAGCTTTTTGCTGCTTTGCCTGATGCGATTTGGTATTTCCTAAATTTATTACAGTTTCCATTTGGCGTGCCATTGGTGATATCAGCAATGGTGACGCGCTTTATTATCCGTAGATTGCCGATAATCGGGTAAGGGGATTCGTATGCCAATTACTGCTTATGTCGGCGTTCCTCGCTCCGGCAAGTCTTACGAGGTGGTGAAATCGGTTATTGTTCCTGCGATTGCGTCCGGTCGTCGTGTTGTTTCTAATATTTACGGGCTGAATGAGCAAAAAATAAAAGATTATTGCCTGAAACAAAATAAAAAATTGATGCATGAAAAATTAGGCTTATTGGTTCACGTTGAGAATGGTCAGTGTCTTGATGAAGATTTTTTACCGTCGATGGAAAATCAGTCTACCTTTTGTCAGGCTGGCGATTTGGTGGTGATTGATGAAGTTTGGCGGGTATGGGGCAGCGATAAAGATATTCCTAAAAATCATCGTTCGTTTATTGCTGAACATGGTCATTTTATCAATAAAAAGACGGGTATTATGTCTGATTTGGTGGTGATTAATCAGACGGTAACGGATATTCCCCGTTTTATTAAAGCCCGTATTGAAACAACCTATCGGATGCAAAAGCATGTTTCTCTGGGATTAAGTAATCGCTATCGGGTTGATGTGTTTCAAGGCGTTAAAATCACCAAATCGAATCGGATGAATTATTATCAGGAAAAATACGATAAGGCGATTTTTGAGCTTTATAAATCGGTTGAGGGAAATAATCCTAATACCTTAAAGACGGATAAACGGCAGTCTATTTTTTCATCAACAAAAGTGTTGATGTTAATGGTGCTTGTGCCTTTGGCTATTCTGGTTTCTCTTTATTTCGTTTATCAGTACTTCAATCAGTATTTAAATCCTGAAAAGCCGAAACATGCGCAATCTGTTAATTCTGTTTCTCAAAGTTCTAATCCAGTAGCTAGTTTTTCCATCCGTTCGTCTAAAGTGGTTTTATCGTCAAAATGGCGTATTACAGGGGAACTGCTCAGAGAAGGGAAAGCGTATGTCATTCTAGCGGATAAACAAGGGCAGTTACGTCTTGAGCCACGGAGTCAGTTTCAGTTTAACGGACGTCTTTTACAGGGAGAAATTGATGGGCAGTTAGTGAATTATTATTCAGGAGGTGGACAGTGAATAAAGCATTATGGGGGGGGGTATTTTTCTTTATTTTTTCTGTTGACGCAAAGAATGTTGATTTTAAGCTTGAAGCGGTTCCATTACCTAAAGCGATTTCGCTGATTTATGATGAAGTTTTGCAAAAGCCTTATATGCTTGACCCTAATTTAGCGAATGATTTGAGTTTAATGAGTTTTCATGCTACGGAAAAGCAGGATTTTAATCAGTTTATTATTCGTTATTTTGAGAATATGAATATTCGTGTTTATGAAAAACAAGGGGTGGTTTATCTGGTTAAGGTTAAGCCACCTGAACCTAAAGTAATCAAACAGAGTTTTGTTTATAATCCGATACACCGTGATGTTGACTATCTTCAGGGTTTTTTAAAGTCCGAAGGGGAGATTGCGGCTAATGGTGATAAATTGGTTTTTTACGGTACGAAAGAGGAGATTGTACGCGTTCAGCGTGTGTTGAGTTCTGTCGATACACCTTCACGTGAACTGGTTGTGACTGGTTATGTGTTTGAGGTTCAGGATATTGAAAAAGAAGGCAGTGGAATTAATTTATTAGCTAAATTATTGTCAGGAAAACTGGGCATTAATATTGGCATAAAACAAAATTATGAGAATTTTATTACGATTAATACGGGCAATCTGGATGCGATGATTGAATTATTTCGCACTGATAGCCGTTTTCATGTGGTGAGTAGTCCAACATTACGGGTTAAATCCGGTTCAAAAGGAAATTTTAGTGTAGGCTCTGATGTCCCTGTTTTATCCAGTGTGACTTATCAGGATGGTCGTCCTGTTCAGTCTGTTGAATACCGTTCAAGTGGGGTGATATTCGATATTCAGCCAACGATAAAAAGTCAGGCAATTGATTTAAAAATTCAGCAGCAATTATCTAACTTTGTGAAAACGGATACAGGCGTTAATCAATCTCCTACGTTGATTAAACGGGATATTGTCACTGATGTCACTGTAAAAAGTGGTGATGTGATTGTGCTTGGGGGTTTAGCAGAGAATAAGCTGGAAGAAGGGGGAACGGGTTTTAGTTTTTTGCCTAAAGGTTTTTTATCGGGTAAGTCTACGTCAAGGACTAAAACAGATATTGTCGTTTTATTACAGGTGAAAGTGATTTAA